GGTTAAAAAAGAATATTGGAAAACAGTCACCAGAAGAGGAACCCACTGTTGATAAAAATCCAGGTGGCCCAACCATGATATCTGGTGGAAGACCTGAAGGATACATGAATAGACAGGTAAAACTCCACAACGAACTAGCCAGAAAAATCAAAGCCAAATATCCGGAAGTCACACATTTAGGATTCAATTAATGCGTGTTTTGGATTTGGAACCCAAGGTTGACAATCACAACAAAAGGTTGTATAATGAAGACATGGAACCAAAACCAATCGTCTATCTTGATATGGATGGAGTTATGGCTGACTTCTTTGGTGGTATTGAAAAATTGTATGGTGTTGATCACTGGAAAGAATTAACTTCAGACAGAACCAAAGATTTAAAAGCAGAAGTTATCAATCGTATCACAGGCACTAACTTTTTTGAAACACTGCCAAAATTTCCCACTGCTGACCAATTGATCAAGATGGTTAAAGAATTTACAGGTGGAACATTTTCCATATGTTCATCTCCGCTGAGAGGAGACAACACCAATTCAGCCAAATGGAAAAAAGTTTGGATCAGCAAAAACATTGAGCAACCAAAAGATATCATAATCACAGGAAGAAAAGAATCTTATGCTGTGGACAAGAAAACCAAACAAGCAAACATATTGATTGACGATAGGCCTATCAACATAGACCGTTGGCAAGGTGCTGGCGGATTTGGAATACTGTATCAAGCCAATAGAGATTCTTTAGCAAAAATTAAAGCAGGTTTAGAAACTTACAAACAAAAACACATGGTTAAGGAAGGCGGTGTGGGCATAATTACCAAACAGAATACCACAGTGGATGTGAAGCCAGGCGAAACAAAACGTCAAGCGGCAAAGTTTGGATTCAAATTGGATAATAAAGGTCGCCCACCACAGTTGCGATAATGAAGATCAGAGACATTGTAGAACGTAATCGTGTGATGCCCCATACAGCAAAACCCATGGGATTGATTCACAAAAAAGGTTACGGTCCTAACAATAGATATGGATTCAAAAACGTGGGCAACAACAAAGCCAATGAAAACTTTGCAGATGGCAAAGTTAAGGGAAAATCACGTCCAGGCAGAGTGAAGAAAGCAGGGGCCAGTTGTGCTGGTTCTGTCACATCATTGAGAGCCAAAGCCAAAAAATATGGTGGTGAAAAGGGCAAGATGTACCACTGGTGTGCTAATATGAAGTCTGGCAAAAGCAAATCTAAATAAATACATACAAACAAAAGGAACTAACAATGGCACAATTTATAGAAAGATTAATAGAAGCACGTGACTCAAAATCAGGTTGGGTTAAAGAAACTGCTTCTTCTATTTTATCATTAAAAAGCAGATTCGAAGCAGGCGACATCACTGAAGCAAAATATGTGGAAGGTCTTGACGCACTGAAATCAGGTGAAGGTGAAGTGGGTTCAGGTGGCAGTTATGACCACAGAGCAATCATTGACAATGCTATTTTGAATCTTAAAAAAATGTTATAAACCATGTGGAAGAAATTTAAAAAGAAACTAAATGGTTGGTACAAATTCTCAAAATTGAGAGTTGTGATCGACAACATTAGAAAAAAATTCTAAAGATGCGTTACAAGGACATCAAAATGGTAGAAGCCCGTGTGGACTATCATTATGGTTTGGATCCTGAAATGCTGGTATACACCCACAAAGTGGGCGACATATATGGCAAAAAGAATCTAAAGGTTCCACACGCCAAATACAGCACGTCTAAACGTGTTAAAAATCTATACAAACACGGTAAATAACTGTATGCGTATAAGAGATATCATATCAGAAGTAGCATCAGCAGGTGCCACATCATCCGGCAATATAGCCACTGTGGCTAATCCACACATTGCTATTGGCAACAAAAAAGCACGTGATGCCTATGGTAAAAAAGGTATGCCGGCTAATCCACCCAAAGCCAAGATGCAAAAACCCACTGATAACGCACTGGACATGAAAGGCACCTCAATATTTGGTGCTCCAATAAAGAGATAAATATCAATATGAAACACTCAGATTTAACCAAAAAAGAAGTAGACAAATTTCACAAAGATTTAGACAAATTGGTTCACAAGACTTTTGGTCATTCTTCAGATGAAAAGAAAGATATCAAGAATGAAATGAACAAATATGGATTGACTGCGAAAGCAATTAATGGCAAATTCTACTCATACAGAAATGGTAAACTTACTGGCACATTCAACAACATCAAAGATTTACAAAAACACCAAGCAGAATTGATACAAGATGAATCAATGTCTGTGAAAGAAGACCTAGCACTGATGGCACAAAAAGCCGAGATGGATCACGAAGTGCAGATGGCAAGATCAGATTTATACAAAGCGGCAAAATATTCAATCAAACTGCATGAAATGTTAAAACAAGTTTCTGAACAGCAAGGTTTAGAAGGTTGGGTAGCGGCAAAGATCACCAAAGCATCAGACTATTTGAGTTCTGTGTATCACTACATGGAATACGAAATGATGTCTGAAACTGTAACATACCTAGATGAAGGTTGGTTAGATACAATTAAAGCGGCCGGTAGAGCAATTACCCCTAACAGTGTAAAAGCATTGTTTGATCCGGCAACTGCGGCAAAAGTACAAGCAGATGATCAAGCAAACGTTCAAATGCAGACATTGTTTAGAGATATTAATACTGTGGCAGGAATGAACCAAACAGACGTAAGTCAAGGTTATCCGACAGATTTAGTGGCGGCATATTTAAGAAAATTTGTTCAGCCTAAACATCCTGAAGCATTTCAAAGAATGGATGCCCAAGGTGATATTAAAAAAATGTTTCCACCAAAAGGAAAAGTTGATGCCAACACATTAAAAGCAAACCTCACAAAAGTTGCTCAAGAATTAGGCAAAGTGGATCTATCTCCAGAACCACAAGCAAAACCACAAACACAAGCACAGCCACAAACAGCATCAATTGATTACAAAGAATCATTAACTAACAAACTTCAATCCAAATTGAAAGAGTCTAAAAACACTTGCAAGGATTGTGGCAAACCAACATGGGAAACACTGGACGAAGCAGAAAAGCAAAAAGGTGTGGACGGTAAAGTGTGTTGGAAAGGCTACAAGAGAATGGGCACCAAGATGAAGGGTGGCAAGCGAGTAGACAACTGCGTACCAATCAAGAAAAAATAAAAATCCAATAAATACACACAGTTATTATTTAAACCATGAGAGGGCTGTGTCTTGAACTTTGTTGCGAATGTACCATACATCAAGTGTTGGGTAAGAAAAGAATACGTACACGACTTCCAGCGTGGGCATGGTGAATTCATTGAAGCAGTCTTAATAGCAGTCAAATCGGTTCAAGGCAGAGCACTGATGTTTGAAGCATACTTGCCAGAGTATGGTGCCTGCTACGATAAATTTCCAATATCAGCATTTGTTTGGAGAACAGACATCAAAGAAGAAGAACAATTACCACTTGGCACACTGGAACTGTGGGATTCATTCAGTTCTAACATTCAGGTATGGACCAAATCAATGTTGAAAAATTGTGATGTGGAAATCATGTTGAACGGTGGCGGCAGAATGAAAGGTGAATATCTTTTTACCATTGATGCTTGTCACGGTGATCCTAACACTGTGAACACAGGAGTATCAGAAGTACCATCAGAACACAAACAACACAATTTTGGTAGACTGGAAAATGGACAATACTTTGCTCAACCCAACAATAGAATGCTTTGGTTTGAACAATCGCTCACACCATCAGAATTGAAAAGACCAGACTTCCAAGTCAGTACCAAAGAGTTTTTCTGCGAAAATGAAAGCACAGTAACTTTTGGTGATTCCAACGATTATTTCTATCAAGAAAAAGACAGTCCAGCCAAAAAATAAACTTGACATCTCCGTAAAAATTAAGTACAATGTAGGCTTACACAAGGAGAACTTATGAGTTTAAAAGGAACAAAAACATCTGAAAACTTACGAGCCGCATTTCAAGGCGAATCGGAAGCCAACAGAAGATATCTTTACTTCGCACAGAAGGCAGATATAGAAGGTGCCAATGAAGTGGCACAAGTGTTTAGAAGCACAGCAGAAGGTGAAACAGGACACGCACACGGACATCTAGAATACTTAGAAGAAGTGGGAGATCCTGCTACAGGTGAACCTATGGGTAGCACCGAACAAAATCTTTCATCTGCTATCAAAGGTGAGATACATGAGTATACAGACATGTATCCAGGCATGGCAAGAACAGCCAGAGAAGAAGGGTTTGATGAAATCGCTGATTGGTTTGAAACACTAGCCAAAGCAGAGAAATCACACGCAGGTAAGTTTCAAAAAACACTAGACGCTTACAAGAGTGCTTAATTTTTTTGGAGCGGCAATTAAGTTGCTCCATTCAACCACAAGGAGAACAAAATGGCAGGCAGAACATACGGTCCAGAAGAACAAGCAAAATTGAAAAGAATCATTGATGAAGGTGCTAATGTGCTTTCAGAAGTGGAAGATTTAAATGCAGGATTAAAAGACACTGTGAAAGCAGTGGCAGAAGAATTAGAAATCAAACCAGCATTGATCAACAAGGCAATTAAAATTGCTCACAAAGGTGAATGGGGCAAGTATTCAGACGATTTCGATTCATTGGAAAACTTGATTATCGCAGTTGGCAGAGACAAATAAAATAATTGGCTATTTCAAACAGTCATACAATCAAGATAGATTGTGTTTCTGGTTGGAGATGGTCAGCACCATGGTTAATATTATTGCCAGCATGACATTGGCATTGAATGCCGCGGATCCAGATATGCGTATTGTGTATCCATTCTTTTTGGTTGGATCAGGATTGGCAATCTATACATTTTACAGAAGAAGATTGGTTTGGCCCACCATGTTGGTGTGCTATTTTTTCTGTGCCAATATTCTGGGATTCAGTGTAGCAATGGGGTGGATATAATGAAATACATGGTTGACATTGACGGCACAATTTGTTATAATGAAAACAGCAATTACGAAGACAGCCGACCAGATCCTGTGCGTATTGCTAAACTGAATAAGTTGTACGATGATGGTCACGAAATACATTATTGGACAGCACGAGGTGGTAATTCTGGCAAAGACTGGACAGAACTTACACATCAACAATTAAAAGATTGGAATGTGAAATACACTTCAATCACAATGAAAAAACCAGTCTATGACGTCTGGATTGACGACAGAGCCATTAATGCTAAAGACTTTTTTGATGGCTACGAGATTAGAAAAACTATTGAAGGAATTTAAATGAGAATAGATTATAACATACACCTAGACTACTCAGATGTACTGCTACAACCCAAAAGATCAACATTGAGTTCAAGACGTGATGTGGATATATTGAGAGAGTTCAAATTTAAAAACAGTGGCAAGACACTTTCTTATGTGCCGATCATGGCATCAAACATGGATGGTGTTGGTACATTTTCCATGGCAAGAGTGTTACAGGAATACAAAATGTTGACTGTGATCAGAAAACACTACACTCTAGATGACTGGAAACAAGCCGCAGGCACAGGACTTAAATTCAAATATGTATCTGCCTGTGTTGGAACAGGTGCCATATGGGACGAGAACGCACAGGACTATCAAACACTCAAACAGGTAATGAGTGCATTTCCAGACATACCTTGTATCACAATTGATGTTGCCAATGCTTATCATGAATCATTTGTGGATTTTGTTGATAGAATTAGAACAGAATATCCAGACAAAGTGCTCATAGCAGGCAATGTGGTTACACCAAACATGACAGAAGAATTGATCATCAAAGGTGCAGACATTGTAAAAGTTGGAATAGGTCCAGGTTCAGTGTGTACCACAAGAACACAAACAGGTGTAGGTGTTCCACAATTTTCAGCCATTATGGAATGTTCAGACGCCGCAAATGGAGTTGGTGGACACATCATTGCTGACGGTGGTTGTACACAACCAGGAGACATTGCCAAAGCATTGGGCGGAGGTGCTCACTTTGTGATGTTGGGTGGAATGTTGGCAGGACACGATGAATCAGAAACAGAATTGAGAGATGGCAAGAGATATTTCTACGGAATGAGTTCAGAATCCGCATTTCAAACACACGGCGCAAGAAAAGATGGATACAGAGGCACAGAAGGTAAAACAGTGGTGCTGGACAACAAAGGACCTGTCAAAGACACTGTGGAACAGATACTGGGCGGAGTAAGAAGTACCTGCACTTATATTGGAGCAAGAAGAATTAAAGATATGCCTAAAGCGGCACATTTTGTAAGAGTTAACAATGTGATCAACAGAGTATTTGATAGGTTTGAATCTAAATAATATGGATAAGGCAACAACAGGCAACAAACTGAAATGGATAGCAACAGCAATATTAATTGTAGGCACTTTTGTAAACGCAGGCTTTCCTGAATTATATCCGGTAGGACCATTGCTTTTGGCAATGGGTGGAGTAATTTGGTTAATTGTATCCTTCCTATGGAAGGAACCGGCACTCATTGTAACAAATTTAGTCTTGACAGCAATGGGTTTCGGAGGTATACTATTATATTATTTAAGGTAAGGTTTAATCAGCCACAAGTGATAGCAGGTATTTTGTCAGCCACAAATGACAAAAAGGAAAACATATGAGTTACATAGACGGATACTTTGACAGACAAGCCGACATCATAAGAGTCGTTGAAAGACAGAACGGCGAAAGAGTATTCAAAGAATATCCAATCAAATACACATTCTATCACGAAGATCCAGGCGGAAAATATAAAAGTTCAACTGGAAAATCTCTCAGCAGAATTGTGTGTAAAAACACTAAAGACTTTCACAAAGAATTAGCCATCAATAGAAACAAAACACTGTATGAATCTGACATCAATCCTATATTTCAATGCTTGAGTGAAAACTATCTCAATCAAGATTCACCAGATTTAAACATTGCTTTCTTTGACATTGAAGCAGACTTTGATCCTGAAAAAGGATTCAGTCAACCCAGCGATCCATTCATGCCGATCACAGCAATCACAGTTTCATTACAATGGTTGAATACCATAGTTACTTTCGCTATGCCTCCCAAAACAATGGACATAGAAGAAGCCAAAGAAATCACTAAAGGCATAGACAATCTTTATCTATACAAAGATGAAGCAGACATGCTGAAAGCATTCTTAGATATTATAGAAGACGCTGACGTGATATCAGGTTGGAATTCAGAAGGTTACGATATGCCTTACATCATCAATAGAATTAAGAAAGTGATGAGCAAAGACGACACAAGACGTTTGTGTTTGTGGAAACAGATGCCCAAGAAAAGAACATTTGAAAGATACGGCAGAGAACAAGAAACTTATGATCTAGTGGGTAGAGTGCATTTGGATTCATTAGAACTTTACAGAAAATACACATATGAAGAAAGACATTCATACAGATTAGATGCCATAGGTGAGCATGAAATAGGAGAAAAGAAAACTGTGTATGAAGGATCTTTGGATCAACTGTACAATCAAGATTTTAGAACATTTGTGGAATACAACAGACAAGACGTGGCACTGCTGGACAAGTTGGATCGTAAGTTGAGATTCATAGCATTGTCAAATGAACTGGCACACGCCAACACTGTGTTACTACAAACCACACTGGGAGCAGTGGCAGTTACAGAACAAGCCATTATAAATGAAGCACACAGACGAGGAGTGCAGGTTCCTAATAGACCTAAAAGAGATGACGAGTCAACCACAGCCGCAGGTGCTTATGTGGCATATCCTCAAAAAGGACTACACAGTTGGATAGGATCTATGGATATTAATTCACTGTATCCGTCTGTGATTAGAGCCTTAAACATGGCTCCTGAATGTGTGATAGGACAATTGAGACCAACTCATACAGATGAATACATTGAAGAACAGATGACGCTACAGAAGAAATCATTTGCTGGTGCTTGGGAAAATCATTTCGGCACACTGGAATATGATGCTGTGATGGAAAAAAGAAAAGATGTTTCGATTCATGTGGACTGGGAAGATGGAAAATCAGAAGTGATGAGTGGTGCCGAAATATATAAAATGATCTTTGAAAGCAATAATCCAATGATGATCAGTGCCAATGGTACGATATTTACTAGTGAATTTGAAGGAGTAATTCCAGGACTACTAAAAAGATGGTATGTGGAAAGACAGGAAATGCAGGCAATGTTGAAAAAAGCCAAAGAGGCAAAGAATGATGCTGAAATAGAATTTTGGGACAAAAGACAACTTGTTAAAAAAATTAACTTGAACAGTTTGTATGGTGCTATCTTAAATCCAGGTTGTAGGTTCTTTGATAAACGTATTGGACAATCAACCACACTGTCGGGCAGACAGATATCCAAACACATGGCGGCAAAAATTAATGAAGTGATCACAGGCGAATACAATCACGTAGGCAAAGCAATAATTTATGGTGATACAGACTCTGCCTATTTTTCTGCATATGAAGTTCTTAAAAAAGAAATAGACGCAGGACAAATACCTTGGACTAAAGAAAGTGTGGTTAAACTGTATGATCAAGTGGCAGGTGAAGTTAATAATTCGTTTAAGAGTTTTATGGGCAGGGCGTTTCATTGTTCCAGATCAAGAGCAGAAGTGATCCAAGCAGGTAGAGAGAGTGTGGCAACATCAGGATTGTTCATCACAAAGAAAAGATATGCCATATTGATATATGACTTGGAAGGATTTAGAACTGATCAAGAAGGCTCACCAGGTAAGATCAAAGCAATGGGTCTTGACTTGAAAAGATCAGACACTCCTGTTTATATACAGGACTTTTTATCTGAATTATTATTAATGGTGCTGACAGGCAACACAGAAGAAAAAGTGTTGGACAGAATCACACAGTTTAGAAATGAATTTAAAACAAGACCAGGTTGGGAGAAAGGTTCTCCACGTAGAGCCAACAACATTGGAGAATATGCTAAAAAAGAAGCACGTCAAGGCAAAGCCAATATGCCAGGTCACGTGAGAGCCAGTATCAACTGGAACACACTGAAGCGTATGAATGGAGACAAATACTCTCAAGAAATTATGGATGGTATGAAGGTAATTGTGTGTAAACTCAAAAAGAATCCATTGGATTATACCAGTGTGGCATATCCAACAGATGAATTGAGACTGCCTCAATGGTTCAAAGAATTACCTTTTGATGATGCCACAATGGAAAGCACTGTGATTGATAACAAATTAGGCAACTTGTTAGGTGTGCTGGGCTGGGACATAAAATCAACAGAAAGCAACAACACGTTCAACAACCTATTTGATTTTGGAGGATAGATGGCTGTACACGGAATGATAGATTTGGAAACACTGAGCACCAGACCAGATGCCACTGTGTTGACACTGGGTGCTATCAAATTTAATCCTTACACAGATACGGAACCACACACAGGATTATATCTAAGAGTGAATGTGGATGAACAGAGTGAACTTGGTCGTCATGTAGACGAAGGCACACTGGAATGGTGGGGCAGACAAGATGAAAAAATTATAGAAGAAGCACTGGGAGATGAGGATCGAGTTTCTCTTTCAGATATGATTAAACAATTGAATAAATGGTGTGTGGGTTTGGACGAACTTTGGTGTCAAGGTCCACTTTTTGATTACGCCATACTACAGAATTTGTATGCCCAAATGGGACAACCTTGCCCTTGGAATTATTGGCAAATCAGAGATTCAAGAACTCTGTTCAATATGTTGCCAAAAGATCCCAGAAAAGACATACAGATGTCGCTACACAACGCATTGGCTGATTGTTATTTCCAAGCCAAAAGTGTTCAAAAAGCGTACAAACATTTTGGAGTTAAGTCAAGATGGAACAATTAGTCATTGACTTTTCGTCAAAACCTAAATATAATGTAACAAACAGGAGAACAATAATATGAAAGATATCTTACAAGACATCGTGGCTCATACACATTCGCTAGGTTTCCTTAGCCTTGTGAAGATCAGCAACGAAGAACAAACAAAAATAGAAAGCATGGCTGAGGACAGATCAGTTATTCTTTCAGCAAACACAAACAACAAGGTCAATGAATTTGATGGTGTGTTTGGAATGCCTAATTTAGACAAATTGGCTCTACATTTAAAATGTCCAGAGTATCAAAAAGAAGCAAAGATTGAAGTGAAGTCAGCAGAAAGAAATGGCAAAACTATTCCTACACACATACACTTTGAAAACGCAGGTGGTGATTTTAAAAATGATTACAGATTTATGAGCACTGAAATCATCAATGAAAAGTTAAAATCTGTGAAGTTTAAAGGTACTGCTTGGGATATAGAATTTGAACCTAAGTTGGCGGCAATACAGAGATTAAAATTACAAGCGGCGGCACACGTTGAAGAAACTGTGTTCACTGTGAAAACCACTGACTGTACAACAACACCAGGCAACAAACATTTAAGTTTCTTCTTTGGTGATGCTAATTCACACGCAGGTTCATTTATATTTGAAATGAATGTGAACAAAGAATTAAAAAATACTTGGAGTTGGCCGATACAACAGGTGATCAGTATTTTAAGTCTTGACGGAAAAGTAAAAATGAGTATTTCTGATCAAGGAGCAATGCAGATAACAGTTGATAGTGGAATTGGAGAATACAATTACATACTACCAGCACAGACAAAATAATATGCGAAAAAAGAAAAAACCAGGCATAATAGATAAGATAGGCAAATGGCATTCTAAAGTTTTCAAGTATGTCAGCAAAAAAGCAAAAACATCTAAACTTTGGGCCATTGTCCTTACTGCTCTTGTGATCTATGAATTGATAGAACACTTGGTATATCCTTGGTTAGTTCCACTTTTGGCAATAAAGGCATTTGGATAATATGGATAAGAAAATCATACCTACTGACAACTTAACTGAACAGCAGAAGGATTACGCAACATTTCTTCCTGCGTTGAGCAGTTTTTATGCTAGGGATCTTGGCAAAGCAAGACATCAAGAAGACTACATAAAACCAGAAAGAGTTCCTCAGAACTTTGAACATGGTGTAGAAGGTATGAACTATATGAGTTCCAAAGATACCTACTTCTATTACAAGTGGCATTTGTATTCGGCGGGTCATGCTGATTTGAATATGAATCACTTCTCTGTGAGGGATGACATCATCAGAAACAGAGATAGAAAAGACAACTGGGTACTGGGTGATTCAGGTGGATTCCAGATTGGTAAAGGTGTATGGGAAGGTGATTGGAAAGATCCTAATTGTCCTAAAGCCAAAAAGAAACGTGAGCAAGTGTTGGCATTCATGGATGGCAACATGGATTATGGTATGATATTGGATATACCTGCTTGGGTATCTCGTTCTCCTGCGGGTGCGGCGGCAAGTAAGATCAGTTCATATCAAGAAGCAGTGGATGGCACAAAAATAAACAATGACTATTTTATGAAAAACAGAAATGGCAATTGTAAATTTTTGAATGTACTGCAAGGTGAAAACTTCCAACAAGCAGATGATTGGTACGCACAAATGAAACACTACTGTGATCCTAAACAATTTCCTAGCACACACTTTAATGGTTGGGCAATGGGTGGTCAAAATATGTGCGACATACATTTGACATTGAAACGTTTGGTGGCATTGAGATTTGATGGATTGTTGGAAAAAGGTGTACATGATGTGATGCACTTCTTAGGCACAAGTAAATTAGAGTGGGCAGTGCTATTAACAGATGTTCAAAGAGCAATTAGAAAGTATCACAATGAAAACTTTATGATCACATTTGATTGTGCTTCTCCATTCTTAGCCAGTGCTAATGGACAGATTTACACAGACATTGAAATTGAAGACAAAAAGAAATGGACTTATAGAATGCAACCCAGTGTGGATGATAAAGCATTTGCCACAGAAACAAAATTGTTTAGAGATGCTGTGTTAGAAAAAGGTATATTTGAATCTTTCAAAGACAGTGCTATCAGCAAAAGATTAATGCTGAAAGATATCACTTGCTACAATCCAGGCGATCTCAACAAGATGGGCAATGAAGGCAAGACTTCTTGGGATTCATTCAGTTACACATTACAGATGGCACACAATGTTTGGATGCATATTTCAGCAGTTCAAGAAGCCAACAGACAGTATGACGCAGGATTAAATCCTAAAATGTTGGTGGAAGAAAAATTTGATAGAATTGCTTTTAGAGACATTGTGAATGCTGTGTTTGCCACAAGTGACAGAGATGAAGCCAACGCAGTGATAGAAGAGTTTTCAAGATTCTGGATGTCAATTATTGGCACTAGAGGAGCAACAGGTAAGAAAACTGTGAACGCAAGTACTCAGTTTTCTAATTTATTTGAGGAGGCATAAAATGACAAAAAAGAAAAGTAAAAAACTAAAAGCAGTTGAAAAAGAGTACACATGGTACAAAAAGAAAGTGGACGAGATGGAAGCAGAACGTTCATATGACAGATCATGGACTAGCAAAGAACTATTGCTTAAATTTAAAAAAACAAAACTGTTTTTAAAAACAACATTGGAAAAAATGAGGCAATCTTTATCATAATGAAAAGTTTGGTTGTTGGATTAGGGTTCGGACAGTTGTATGTTGATGTTCTAAAAAGAATGGGACATGAAGTGATCACTGTGGATATCAATCCTGATATGAAGCCTGACTTTACCGAACTGACCACAGCCATCAGCACACACGCACCATTTGACACTGCTCATATCTGTGTGCCAAACTATCTTCATTACAAAACAGCATTAAAAGTAGCAGAGCACACAAAGATTGTGTTTGTTGAAAAACCAGGTGTTGAAACAATTGAACATTGGAGATTGTTAACGAACCTAAATAAGTCCACAAGATTTATGATGACAAAAAATAATCAATGGAGAGACAACATTGATCAAATTGTTGAAAGTTGTGAGGCAAGCGATTTGGTTCAAATCAATTGGGTGAACAAGAATAGAATTCCAGGTCCTGGCACATGGTTCACTGACAAGTCTAAAGCATTTGGTGGAGTTAGTAGAGATCTACTGCCACATTTAATCAGTATAATGATATCTGCCAACAAACACAATTACAAAGACTTTAAACTGGACAAGTATCGATTAGAACAGCGATGGAGCCTATCAGACTGTACAGGCACAGATTATGGTGTGGTTAAACAGGATGGAGTGTATGATGTGGATGATTCTGCTGTGATGGAGTTGACAAATGGTGATAAAACCTATATACTATACGCCAACTGGAAAAGTAATTTGATGGATGATGTGAGTGTAAATTTTTATAAGAATGGAGAGTCGCATTTAAAATCAATCAACCTAGGACTATGTCCAGAGAAAGCATATGAAAATATGATCAAGGATTGTTTGATACATTTGGAAGATGATACATTCTGGAATAATCAGATAGAACAAGATTTATGGATACAGGAAAGAATTAATGACAAAAGTAAAAATATTATACACTGAAGGTAAAGGATCATTTGAAGAAGGCGAGTTTGATGTGCCTGATATCAAAGACAATCAGATCAGAATTAAAAGTGTCTTCACAGGTGTGTGTAGAAGTGATATCGATATGATGAATGGTGAGTTTGGTCCATTGCCTTTACAGATGCAAGGACATGAAGGTTTGGGTGAAGTGTTAGAGGTAGGCAAAGACATTGATGATGTTAAGGTCGGAGATTATGTTGCCACAAGAGGTGAACCTGCTTATGCTGATCAATACAACGCAGATATTGGCACATATGTGAGTGTTCCTGAAGTTGAACCTAAATACATTGTGGAGCCTGTGGCGTGTGGATTGAACATAGTGATGCAGGATGAAGAACAATTTGAAAAAAGAAACAGCAAAGATTCCAAACTGTGTATTATAGGCAGTGGATTTTTAAGTTGGGTGGTGTATCAATATTTACAAGCAAATTATTTCTTTGATATAGATGTAATAGGATCCAGCAATAAAGAATTATGGAAAGACAAACTCAAAGACACTTTCAACGGTCAATATGATATTGTGATTGATCTAAACACAAGAGATGAAGTGTTTGTGCGTGACATTGTTAAACCACAAGGTTTAATTGTGTTGGGTGCTGAAAAGACAAAAACTATCACAACCAGTTTTAGTAAACTGTTATGGAATGCTGTTACAGTGGTATTTCCATCTCCTAGACAAAAAAACTTTCAAAGATGTATGAAGATGGCAGTCAAAATGATAGAAACAGGTGTGTTAAATGTGGACAAGTTTTGGAGCAAAGGATATGACCGATCAACAGAATGGCAAGATGCTTTCAAAGAAAGCAATCAAAGAATGCCAGGATTCAACAGAGGATACATAGAATGGCTTTAGACACAGCAAAACGTAAACAGGTAATCTATTTTACAGGCACAGAGATTGAAAACACTGTGGCAAAAGGTTGGCAAACACTGTTTGTGGTTGGCACAAGACCTGTAGAAGAGATTGCTAGATTGGCTGTGGAACACAAAGCCAAGCACATCTACTTTGGAACCAGTCAGAGTTTTATTATAAACAAGGATGAAGATTTAAAATCTTGGGTGGACATGATGAAATCTTTACTGGAACAAGATTTTTGGATCACATTGGACTTTGGTATTGAATACATGGAAACAGTTACAGCCACAGGTTTAATGAGTTATAAAAAATTTATTCCAATGATCAGTGCCAAAATTCCCAACATCTACAAAGTGAACGGCAACGCCACATTGAAGATAGATGATGTGACGTGGGGCCATTCTAACACAGGTGTTTGGAGCAGAAACCTTAAAGAAATAACAGATGCCATGCACTATACAGATTGGAAAGAATATGTGGGAGACACAGTAATTGACGTTGACACAGACGAATAAAATTGCTATAATAAACTATGAATAAAAAATCATTTATATGGGTAACATTTAGAAAAGAAGGACTTCACAAATATCCTGCGGCATTGGATGATCCAAAGTTAGCAACAGGTGATGAGTATGATGTTTCATTCTTAGGCTATGTTCATAGACATATATTTCACTTCAAGGTAGAAATTGAAGTATTTCACAATGATAGAGACATTGAATTTATTCAATTCAAAAGATGGTTAGAAAAACTGTATGCTGAAAAAACATTACAGTTGGATTTTAAATCTTGCGAAATGATAAGCGATGATCTGTATCAAGAGATTACTAAAAAATATCCAGGTAGAGAAATTATCATCAATGTCAGTGAAGATGGTGAAAATGGTAGCGAGATAATTTATCACGTGGAGTAACAGAAAGGAGCGATCCTTGACGTACATATTTGGAATAGTTGCTGGGATATGTCTTATAGGACATGGTTGGTATATGCCAGGTCCTTTTAATACAGGCAACGAAAGTTTAAGTGACGCCTTGTACATAGCGTTCATGGTGTTTGCTGGACTGACACTAATAACGTATTGGGAAAACAAATGACAATTTATATTGTAGATTTAGAAGCAGTTGATACAAGATACACCAAAGAGTGGAAGTATCATTTGCCTCGACAACTAAAGAAAGCGACCAATCACGAAGTTGTATCAATCAGCGGTGGTGATACACCACAAGCCACAACTCCTGGAGCATTCTTAAACTTTGGTGGCACCAATGTGTATAAAGCAAACCAAATGCAACAGATTGGCAAAATGTTTTGTGATGGCAAAGTTAAAAATGGTGATTATTTCTTGTACACAGATGCTTGGAATCCCACTGTGCTACAATTAAAATACATGGCAGAATTATTGAAAGTTAAGATTAAAATAGGTGGTATGTGGCACGCCGGTTCGTATGATCCACAAGACTTCTTGGGTAGATTGATTGGAGATAAACCTTGGGTGCGTAACACAGAGCAGGCAATGTTTGACACATTTGATCATAACTTTTTTGCCACACAGTTTCACATAGATCTATTCACAAAAACATTTGAACAAGCAAAAGATAACAGCAAAGTTATTAGAGCAGGATGGCCAATGGAATACATGGAACCCACATTGGATCTATATCAAAACATGGAAAAGAAAAATAAAATACTATTCCCACACAGATTGGCTCCAGAAAAGCAACCTGCTATATTTCAAGATTTAAAAAACGCACTGCCACAATATGAGTTTGTGACGTGCCAAGAAAGACCTTTAACTAAAAATGAATATCACAACTTGCTGGGAGAAGCCAAACTGATGTTTTCTGCCAACCTACAAGAAACATTGGGTATCAGTTGGTATGAAGGCGCCATTCTAAATGTGATTCCTATGATTCCAGATAGATTGAGTTATTCAGAAATGGCAATGAAAGAATTCTTATATCCAAGTGATTGGACCGAGAATATGGAAAGTTACAGAGCAAACAAAAAACATATAATTGCTCGTATTGAAGATTATATGGAAAATTATAAAAAATATGTGCCTGCGGTTTTGAAGCAGAAACAAAGATTAAAAGAGCAATTTTTCTCAGGCACCAAACTATATGGAACGGTATCAAATGGCTAAAAAAGGAACACCACCAGCACAACAGAACAACTTGGCAAACAACGGCGTTTATGTGCTGATGGAAGAAATAACAATGGAATCTTGTAGAAACTGCTTACAATGGATTATGAACCATAATCTAGCAGACAATAGATTACCTCAATTAACACTGATAATCAATTCACCAGGAGGCGATGTTCATGCCGCTTTCGCATTGATTGACACAATGAAAGCAAGTACAATACCTATCAAAACAGTTGGACTTGGATTGATTGCTTCATGTGGATTTTTAATATTCATAGCAGGCAAAAAAGGATCAAGAATATTAACACCTAATACAAGTATTCTGTCACATCAATACAGTTGGGGCAGTGCTGGTAAAGAACACGAACTGTATGCTAGAGTAAAAGAATTTGAACTCAGTACAAAACGTATGATTGAGCACTACAAAAAATGTATTGGAATGAATGAAAAGCAGATCAGAGAAATACTACTTCCACCACAAGATGTGTGGTTAGATGCCAAGGAGGCAAAGAAATTAAAGATTTGCGATAAGATCGAAGAATTGTACTAATGCGTGACGACTTGATGGTTCAACAACAGGTTTCTAATGTGTGGCAACACATGGTTGGAGTGATCTGTTTGAACCTAACAAATCGTCGGCAAGTCAAAGCAGTTCTGCCCAAACTGTTTAAACGTTGGGCAACTCACACAGAACTTCTCAGTTCTGCCAACATTTCTGAGTTGGAGCAGATGCTTCAACCACTAGGAATGCAAAAAAAGAAAGCAGAAAGAATATACAGAATGAGTGAACAGTTTGATAACTGGAATGGAAACGATGCCACCGAACTATACGGCATTGGCAAATATGGTTCCGACAGTTACAGATTGTTTTATAAAAATGAAATACCCAACAATGTTGGTGATCATGAACTACAACGATATATTACAGAGGAGTTAACAGTATGAGCGTAGAAAAAGATAAAAAATCCGAACAAACAGAAATAACCTACAGTGTGGCTGATGAAACATTTTCAGGCAGTTGGGCACCTGCTACAGAAAGTGTATCTGTCAGTTACGGTGTTACACCTTCAGGTGCTTCGATTGGTTCGGTTGATACCATGGACATAGGTGAAATGATGAGAGCAGATGCTGGCAAAGGCATGGAAAATTTTACATTTGATGATTATATTCCAGCAAAACCTTTTGAAGACTCAGTGCCCAGTCTAGCAAAGATAGAAGAAATGTGCGACGAGTATCCATCATTGAGAATAGCGTATGAAAAATTTAGAAATGTTTGGAGAATATGCTACACAGATTATTGTTCAAAAAATCCTGATGAGGATATATTTTGATGACTAATAAACAATATTTCACAATGATTCAAATCAGAAACGCCATGGACAAAATATGTGATCAAATGACTGATGATAATTTTGAGCCAGATGTGGTCATGGGAATCAATAGAGGTGGATGTATTCCTGGTATCTACATGAGCCATAGGCTACACAAACCACACGAAGTTTTGGACATAAGATTGAGAGATCATAAATCTGAACCAGAATCAATAAATTTAATGAATGCAGTGGTAGAAAATAAAAAGGTATTGATTGTTGATGATATAAATGATACAGGATCAACCTTTAATTACATTTATGATCTTTTTGGTCACATAAAAACCGTAAAGTATGCCAGTTTGATTCATAACACACCCAGCAAGTTTGACAAATTAAATTATTGGTGCTATACTATTAATAAAGAAGTACATCCATGTTGGATTGTGTTTCCTTGGGAGGAATGGTAAGATGATAAAAGTTGATACACTGGAAAAAGCAAAAGAAGAAGGCAGAGCACCATGGGAAGATGTGGTGTATGATTTCAAAGACATGGTTTGGTACAATGACGGATATCCTGTTACAGAAGGACATTCATTGATTGTGCCGAAAGAAGCCACACAAGAAAGAATTATTAGATGCATGGAGTTAGCAATGAAAATAGGCAATGACAATATTGCTAAAGGAGTTATTGACGGATTCAACATAGGAATCAATGTGGGCGAAGCGGCAGGACAAACTTGTATGTACCCACACGTTCATCTTATTCCTAGAAAAAAAGGTGATTGTGAAAATCCCAAAGGTGGTGTAAGACACGTTATTCCTGGCAAGGGAGACTACACCAAAGATGAGTAGAACACTTTTCATAGGCGACAGCCACACAGTAGGTTATAAAACCATAGCAGGTAAAGTAGGTCCTGGCAGTTTCACTTTTTGGAACGACAACAATTACGCAGAAATGTATTCAGAGATCGCAAATAAAAATGTTGTGATTTATGCTCAACCAGGTGCTACTAATAACTTATACACTATATGGTTAGCAAATATGTTTAAAAAATATAATAATATAGATGAAGTATTTTTGTGTTTGGCACCGTTGAATAGAATAACATTAAGTTTTGACCCTGACTTAAAGTATGATGTTGAACCATTGGATCACTTTATGTATGAACATCCAGAATCGATAGAAAAAATAAGAAAATTTTCTGACCAACCTGTATCAGGTAACACTGTACAAATACTTCAAAAACCCACAGCAGATGATTATCAAAAAATTCCATCAATAGGATTTTCAGCGGAGCATGGTTTGACCTCTCCTGATTTAAGAAAAGACTCTTATATGAGTGTAAAACTTTATTATGAATGTAATACTGTAATTGAAAAAAGAGATTTTTTATTGAATATGTATGCTTGGGACAAATTGTGTACAGAAAATAATGCCAAACTATATGTGTTCAATTTTCGAACTAGAGGAGCATGGCCCAGTAAAACAGATTATTTTGGTAAGATAGATACATTGAAAAGAGCGGATCAGTCGGTGGAACAATATCTAAATACACTAGGACATCCAGCAGAAGATTATTTTATTGAGGACAAAGAACATTTTAACAATCAGTATCATAAATTGATAGCAACAGAATATTTGACATGGCTAAAACAATCTTAATCGCAGGCGACAGTTTTGCCGCAGAATGGCCCAACGGCAAGGGTTGGCCTCTAGAATTGACAAAACACAATGCTGTGAACAATGTGGCACAGGCAGGTTGTGGTGAATACAAAATACTCCAACAAATCAAAAAGGTATTTGATCACGATCCAAGTTGGCAAAAGAATTATGATTGTGTGATTGTGTGTCACACCAGTCCCAGCAGAATACACACTCCCAAACATCCTGTACACAAACAAGGCTTACACAAGGATTGTGATTTGATATTTTCGGATATCGATTCAAAATTTGATTGGTTTAACCCAAGACTGAAAACTGCTAAAAATTGGTTTTATCATCATTACGATGACGATTACCAAAAAAACATATACCAATTATTGAGGGAAGAAATTAATAGAATCATCACAATACCATATTTGGCTGTGGATAACTTCAGTATCAGCAACCAATTTGCTGTGGAAAAACACACACTGGATTTAACAGATATTTGGCCCTTATACAGGGGAGAAACCAATCACTACACAGATGAAGGAAATGAAATTGTACTCAAACAAATCATTGACAAATTGGACAAAATTTGTTAATATATTAGATAACTTATAAGGAGAATAACAATGGCAAGTAGAGAACGTATATATGACGCACTTGTGGCACATGCCAAAGGGCACATAGAAAAACATGCGGCTAATGTTGAAATATACATGGAAAAGGCTGTGGGCGTAGGAGAACATCCTGACGTATTAGAAGCAATTGAAAAAGAATTAAAAATAATTGCTGAATATCATGACGAACTAGAAATGTTAGAAACTTACATTAAGAGGCAAGGATGAAAGCATCGGAACGTATAAGACAAAGACTTAAGGACAAAGAAGCAAGGTTCCACAGCAATGATAATATTGCTGATTATATTGAGGAAGGCGAACTGGTGGAATTGCAGAAAGAAGTAGAAGAATCTTTCACATCAGTTTTAGATGCTTTGGTGATTGACACAGAAAATGATCACAACACAAAAGACACTGCTAGACGTGTTGCTAAAATGTACATCAATGAAATATTTGGTGGTAGATTTCAACAACCGCCTAAGGTGACTTCTTTTCCTAATATGGGATATAGAAGTTTGTACACCAGCGGTCCGATCAGTGTTAGATCAACTTGTGCTCATCACTTTCAGAACATTGTGGGCAAATGTTGGGTAGGCGTACTGCCTGAAAAAGAAGTGATTGGATTATCCAAGTTTAATAGAATAGTTCATCACATAGCAGAACGTCCACAAATTCAAGAAGAGATGACCACACAAATTGCTGAAGCATTACAGAAATATGCTAAAACTCCAAACGTGGCTGTATTGATCAAAGCAGAACATCACTGTATGACACACAGAGGAGTAAAAGAACATCAATCAGATATGACAACTGCTATTATGTTGGGTGCGTTCGATAAACACGCTCCACTTAAGAAAGAGTTTTATGATATCTGTATGAGTATGAAAGGACATGAATAATGAGAAAAAAGTTTGAAAAATATCTTGGAGAAGGCACTGCTTTCGATTTAGATTATGGCAAACTATTAATAATTGCTTTGCTGATTTATATTGCTTTCGTAAAATAATGGCTAGTAAACTTAGATATTCAGAAGCATTTTATTCGGTACAAGGCGAAGGACGTTTTGTAGGAGTGCCTTCAGTATTCTTAAGAACGTTTGGTTGTAATTTTCGTTGTATGAACTTTGGTTTGGCAAAAGAGCCAAACAGAGCAGAAAAGTTGAAACAAGGAATCAAGTACAATCCCGAGGTCAAAGAGTTATTGGATAATGGAATACTGGACAAGGTCAACAAGTTTGAAGACTTGCCAATTGTTCATACAGGCTGTGACACTTATGCCAGTATCTATCCTGAATTTAAAAAGTATATGATGGACAAAACCATTGACAAAGTGGTGGATCATGTGTTATCATTAACTCCTGAAGGCAAGTGGACAATGTCTAATGGACAAGATGTACACTTTATATTAACAGGTGGTGAGCCTTTGTTGGGATGGCAAAGGACTTACATAGAACTATTTGAACATCCAAAAATGAAGGACTTGAAAAATGTTACATTCGAAACAAACACAACGCAGACTTTACACAAGGATTTTGAAGACTATCTCAGAAAACAGGACAGATTCCAAGTCACTTGGTCGTGCTCTCCAAAACTTTCCGTATCAGGTGAACCTTGGCACACTGCTATCAAGCCTGAAATTGCTCTTGCTTATAGTAGGATTCCTAACAGTGAAATGTATTTTAAATTTGTGGTTGCTGATGCATCCGATGTGGATGAAGTTACAAGAGCAGTTGCCGAGTTCAATCAAGTGGGAATCAACGTTCCCGTTTATATCATGCCACTGGGCGGCAGATCAGAAACATACACACTCAACACAAGAAAAGTTGCCGAACTCGCAATGGCAAGAGGATGGAGATACACTCCAAGACTCCATGTCGATATATTCGGAAATGCCTGGGGTACCTAAAGAGATGATGAAGGACAGAGAAGAACAAAGACTAAAAGAAATATCGGAGATAAAAAAATGGATATAGTAAAAAAAGTAAAAGACATATTTGTTAAGAAGAAAGAAACAAAACCAGAAGAATCCAATCCAAGATTAGAAGCATTGATGAAAGAAAAAGAAGAAGCAACTCGTAAAGGAGAACCTTGGGTGGGTGTGTTGGACACAAAAATAAATGAAGACAACATCAAAAACGGATTTTTTGAATTGGATTGGAACAACGAATTCATAGAAAAATTGTTGGACGCAGGATACAAAGGCGAAAGCAATGAACAAATTGTGGATGCTTGGTTTAGAACAATAGCAAGAAACATACTTCAAGAAGAAGGTATGGATCCAACAAGAGGTGCTGGATATATCAACACAAAAAATCTAAGTGACGACAAATCAGAAATAAGTTAAAGGAGAATAAAATGACAGATGACAGATCAGAAGACGCAACATATGAGAATGAATCTACACGTGATACTAGTCCAATGGTGCGTATATCAATTAGAGAATATGATGCTTTAAGAGATCAAGCAAAAGAGGCTGGCAAGTACATTACAGATCCCAGTTTGATCAGTATCATTGATAAAATTGAAGAGTTGACTAGAGCATTAAGAAAGCATATTGTAAGAAAATACTAATGAATTACATACTTGTAGATACTGCTAACACATTCTTTAGAGCCAGACACGCAATACAGAGTGATTTGGATTCAAAAGTTGGTATGGCATTACATATCACATTCAATTCTATTAGAAAAGTATGGCAAGACTTCAAAGGCGATCATGTAATTTTTTGTTTGGAAGGTAGATCATGGCGCAAGGACTTTTATACACCATACAAAAGAAACAGAAGCGAGGCTAGAGAAGCCAGAACAGAAAGAGAAGTGGAAGAAGATCAAGTTTTTTGGGAAACCTTTGATAATTTTAAAGAGTTTATAGAAACAAAAACAAATTGTACCACACTACATCATCCACAATTGGAAGCAGATGATTTAATTGCTGGCTTTATACAAGCACATCCTGATGATAATCACATCATAGTGAGCACAGATGGCGATTTTGCTCAATTGATTGCTCCTAATGTGTGCCAATACAACGGTATTACAGAAACCACTATAACACATGAAGGTTATTTTGACGACAAAGGCAACAGAGTTAAGGATAAGAAAACAGGTGAAGACAAGCCTGCGCCAAATCCTGAATGGTTATTGTTTGAAAAATGCATGAGAGGTGACACAGCAGACAATGTATTTTCGGCTTTTCCAGGTGTGCGTACAAAAGGCACAAAAAAGAAAGTTGGTTTACAAGAAGCATTTGAAGATAGAACTTCTAAAGGATACAACTGGAACAATATGATGTTACAACGTTGGTTGGATCATAATGGTGAAGAACATCGTGTGCTGGACGATTATCAAAGAAATGTAACACTGTGTGATTTGACAGCACAGCCAGAAGAAATTAGAAAGATCATCAATGAAACAGTGAAGTCTGTTCAACCCAAACAGATTGAACAAGTAGGATTAAAATTAATTAAGTTTTGTGCCAAATGGGATATGCAAAAAATTGCTGAATACCCGCAAAGTTATGCTGATCCATTAAACGCAAAATACAAAATGAAAGAAGAGGTAACAGCATGACAACAAAGTTTTTTGCAAAGCCGATATTAGAAAACAGATTCTGGATATTAGAATCAGACGGACAAAAAGTAGGCACAATATGTAGACAGGAAGATAGAAGATATATGTTCAGTTGCTCCGATGGCACAAAAATATTCGACAATCAACAACAACTTCAGAAAAATTTCAGCGGAGATTGGATGTGGGGATCCACAGTTAGTGCTCCAGCAGAAGTAAAAGAAAATGAAGACAACACAGTGTATGACTATCCTTCAAAATTTAAACCTTACAATATGGTGTTTGATGTAAAACGTAAACTGCCTTTGTTCAATAAAAGCAAAAAATCAAAAAGTTTATATTGTGCTGGATATTACATTATTCAGTTTGAAAAAGGATGGGTACGAAGTTATTGCCCTAAACTGTTGACTTTGGAAAACTATCCATTCAAAGGCCCATTTAGAACATCATTAGAAATGAAAACGGAGTTAAGCAATGCCAACAAAAGAACCTATTAACACAGCCAGTATACAACAATTCATACAACAAGTTAAAGGTGCTGATCTCAGCAATCAAAAAGAAGTGCGTTTAGACATCAACACAGCCAAGCAAGTCACATACAGCCTAGCCACAGTGTTGGCCCGTTTAGCGGGCGACTATGAGGGTCTAATAGCACAGAATACAAGCACAGAAGACCAAGCAATAGAAGTCAAAGTAGACGGCGGTAATCTATAATACATCTTATTTTAGATAAATACTCATATTATATATGAGTACCATAACCTATCTATATCTCAAAAAACACAACCAAACAGGGTTGATGTACTTTGGAAAAACGGTGAAAAACCCGGAATCCTACACGGGCCAAAAAAATATTAGAGGAGTCATCCGTGTCGCGACCTAAACCTACGATTTTACTGGAACACACAGATCGCAAATCATACAAGAGCGAACAGGTCCTAGCGGCTGAAGGTATATGGGCAGTATTCTACCAAAATAAACCATTCAATTTGAAATCAGCCAATATGCTGAACAACTACCCGGGTCCAAAATACAAGAAAGTATCGTTTTCAAATCCTGGACACGCATTCAATCTAGCCAAAAAGATGAACACCATGTTCAACACTGAAGACTTCACAGTGGTCAAATTGACCCAGGGTGAAACTGTCAGTGAAAAATGAACTGGAAAGAAACCTATACCAAAGTATTCCTAAAGCAGGCTGACATCAGCATAGGTGAAAACACCATGCGAGAATATATGCCTAAATGGTGGAAGAACAGCAGAAACAAAGAATCAGGAGGTTTGAGATTGACTGATGAAGGACTCACTTTTATCAAGGACAAACTGCAACTTCAAACTTATGATGTGCCTTTTCCTATAGATTTCAACCTTACCACACAAACCATCATATTCTTAGACAAATATATTGACTGTCCTTACTACCTTGCTGACGATGGTGTGATTGTGACCAATGAAAAGAAGGCTATGGAATTGATGCTGTTCTCCGGAGATATCAGAAAATATGGTCTCAACAAAGCACTTTCTAGGCTGGAATCCCAAGAATAAGTTATCCACAGACGCTAGAATCCGCATAAACCTTGACTTCTTAGGTGCTTGACTTTTTGATTGCCAGAATGTATTATTAAACTATAACAACAATTTAACGAGGAGTACATTAAATGGTAAAACAAAAGAGCACACAAGAGCCTGGCATTACAACCAGACAGTTGTCGCCAAACAAGGCAAAGGCGAGTATATTACACGCATTAAAAATTAAAAGACCTATCTTTTTATGGGGTGGTCCTGGAATTGGTAAATCAGATATCATTCACCAAATTGCTAAAACAATTGAAGCAAAAGTTATTGATATTAGATTAAGTTTATGGGAGCCTACAGATATCAAAGGTATTCCATATTTTAATTCAAAAGAAAACAATATGACTTGGGCATCACCGGCAGAACTGCCTACTCAAGCAATGGCAAAGAAACACAAGAACATTGTGTTGTTTTTGGATGAAATGAATTCAGCGGCTCCGTCAGTACAGGCGGCGGCTTATCAATTGATCTTAAACAGAAGAGTTGGGCAGTATGAATTGCCTGACAATGTGTTGATTGTGGCGGCTGGTAACAGAGAGGCAGACAAAGGCGTTGTTTACAGAATGCCTGCTCCGTTGGCAAACAGATTTATCCACTTGGAAATGAAACCAGAATTTGATGACTGGTTTGAATGGGCAGTGGCTAACAATGTGAACAAAGACGTTGTTGGATATCTAACTTTTAGCAAGAAGGACTTGTATGACTTTGATCCTAAATCTCCAAGTCGTTCTTTTGCTACTCCGAGATCTTGGTCTTTCGTTAGTGAATTACTATCGGATGAACTGGATGAAAACACTGTGACCGATCTGGTCAGTGGTGCAGTGGGCGAAGGACTTGCGGTCAAGTTCATGGCTCATAGAAAGGTGGCTTCACAGTTACCTAATCCTTCAGAAATACTTGAAGGCAAAATAACAGAACTGAAATCGAAAGAAATCTCAGCAATGTACTCGCTTACGGTTTCATTATGTTATGAACTCAAAGAAGCAAATGACAAGAAAGATAAGAAATTTAACGACAAAGTCAATAAGTTTCTTAGATTTATGATGGACAACTTTGATACAGAACTTGTTGTTATGGGTATCAAGATGGCATTAACTCAGTATCAATTACCGATTGATCCTGATGCAGTCAAATGTTTTGATGAATTCCATGAAAAATACGGCAAGTATATTACTGCCGCTCAAAGCATCAAATAAAAGTGTTGAGGATAGGGCACTTTTTACCGGTGCCCTATACCAAAAAACGGTTGACTAAATTACCAAAAGAAAGTATTATAATAATATGAGCACAGAGATTTTAGAAAAAAAAGAATTAAGTCCAGAAGAATTAAAGCACTTGAGAGCAGAAGTTATCGATAAAATTGTGGTAGCAAGAGTTGGATTGTTGTTGAGACATCCTTTTTTCGGTAACATGGCAACAAGATTACAGATCAAAGAATGTGATGACTGGTGTCCTACTGCGGCAACTGATGGCAGAAACTTATTTTTTAACACAGAGTTTTTCAGCAAGATGACATCTAAAGAAATAGAATTTGTTATTGCTCATGAAATACTTCACTGTGTGTTTGATCACATGACTAGAAGAGAAGACAGAGATCCACAACTTCATAACATCGCTTGTGATTATATTGTGAACAATACATTGGTTAGAGATAACATTGGAGAGAAACCTAAGGATGTAGAAATATTCCAAGACTGGAAGTATGATGGTTGGGCAAGTGAAGCCGTGTATGATGACATCTACAAAAAAGGTAAAAAGGCAATGGAACAATTAGGCAAACTGTTGGATGAACACATTGATTGGGAAAAAGGTGAAAGCACAGGTGGAACGGAACAAGATCCTAACAGTAAACAAAAAGGTAAGGCTCCTGCTTATTCCAAAGAAGAAATGGAACAGATTAAAAATGAGATTAAAGAATCTATGATGGCGGCGGCACAGGCGGCTGGTGCTGGCAACTTGCCTAAAGAAGTTGAAAGAATTATTCAACAGTTCACAGAGCCGAAAATGAATTGGAGAGAATTACTACAACAACAGATTCAGAGTGTGGTAAAAAATGATTACACTTTCGCAAGACCCAGCAGAAAAGGTTGGCATTCAGGTGTGATACTGCCAGGCACAAACTATGATGAAACAATTGATATTTGTATTGCCATAGACACTTCAGGTTCTATTATGAATCAACAGGTTGAAGATTTCCTAGGCGAAGTGCAAGGCATTATGGATCAATACAAAGATTACAACATTAAGATATGGTGTTTTGATACTGCTGTACACAATGAACAAGACTTTAACGCATCTGGTGAATCCATAGACAGTTACAAAATGGAAGGTGGAGGTGGTACAGATTTTATGGCAAACTGGGAATACATGAAAGAAAACGACATTGTGCCTAAGAAGTTTATTATGTTTACAGATGGCTATCCTTGGGATACATGGGGTGATGAAAATTATTGTGATACATTATTTGTGATAAATGGTCATCATGATAAGAATATGGAAGCACCTTTTGGAACAACTGTACACTACGAATAATGTTTTCGAAAACCAATCAAGTAAATCCTTTAAACTATTTCAACTGTAGACAATTTACCAAAAAACCCAAGGGTCTAGAATTCTTAAAATTAAACTATGATTGGAACGACAATGAAGACATCATAGAAAAATGGATTTTGGAAAACCTTAAAGGCAGATTCTATGTAGGCAAACATCTTGATGTAGATATTGATGGAAAAATACAAAATTATATTTTGGTAGGATTCGAAAACTCAAAAGAACTTTCTATATTCAATCTTAGTTGCCCATTTATCAAACGTCATTAAATACCTTTGTATATACAAATATAAAAGGAGCTCATGAAAATGACAGATACAAATACAAAAACAGTGACAACTCCTACTCAGGATCAAGTTGTCAATCAACCAGCGTCGACTGAAGCACCAAAAACTCAAGCAGGTGCTGGAGCAGAATTGACTGTACAAGACTTAAATGTTTTGAAACAGATCATTGACGTTGCGAGTCAAAGAGGAGCATTCAGAGCCAACGAAATGGCAATGGTGGGTGCAACTTATAATAAACTAGAAGCATTTTTAAAGATTGTTGAACAGTCTCAGAAAGATGCTAATAAAACAAACACCCCAGAAGGTGACAAACCAGCGGAGGCAAAATAATGCCAGACATAAAACACGTAGGTAGAATGAAAAAGAGTAGAGAAAAAGTTGCTGTGGCATACAGAACATTGCCAGGTGAACCAGAATCTGCTCTTGTCATATCAACTGTGGATTTAGATGCTCTAGATCACGACGCTTTAATGAGTGTGGTTGAAAGCAACACAGCACAAACTTCTTTTGAACTGCATGAAGCACTACAAAGAAGTCAAACACCAGATGGTCAGAATATGTTGGTGAAGTTCCACCAAACAGGAAAGTTGACCAAAGTTGCCACTAAAGAGGTAGAGATGATTCCAAACACCAATGCTACAATTGGATTGGATGAATTGAACAAAATCATTGCTGAACAGCGTGGAGTGACAGTGGATCAATTGTCTGTTAAACCAACTGCTCAAGCAACCACAGTGGCTTCATCGCAGACTGCAAATATTCCAGCAGGAGAACAACCTCTTACTGATGAACAATTAGCAAGTCGTATGAGAAGTGATGCGGATCGTTTGTACAAAGAAGCGGCTAGATTACGTGCTGAAGCAGAGGATCTATCGCCAACAAAGAAAAAGTCTAAGTAAAGCATAGTGTCTGTAGTGGTCAAGTTCACCAAAAAGAAACTGCCTAAGGAAGTGGTGGCTCACTGGCCCGAAGTGTTCGGTGACCTTCGCATAGAATCTATCCCTGTACAATACTTGCTATCTCTCAAAGTGCAGTTCAAGGATGGCAAACAGTGGGAAATAAGGGTCAAACCCAACCGTCAAAAACTGACCAATAAAGAATTAGAGAAGAACATAAAAGAACTGTTTGAACACTATGGAAATGACATCAAAAACGTGGATTTTAGGATAGATACCAACAAGGTCAAAGCAGACATACAGAAACGCACCAAAACCTTCCTAAAAAAGCGAAAATAGTAACTCCAGCAATCTTGAAAGTGGAATAAATACAGTATATTATATCGTTAGGAGCATATAACAAATGGCATTACAAATTAGACGAGGACCTACAGCAGATAGAACAGGCGTTGTATTTTTGGCTGGAGAACTAGTACTTGATACAGACACTAATAAACTATTCGTAGGAGACGGTTCTACAGCAGGTGGTATACAAGTAGACACAACACTGTCAGCTCAGTACCTAGCAGTGCCAAGCAATATCACTCCAGATGCTTCAAACACAAGAGACATAGGAACAAGCAGTGCTTCTTGGAGAACAGGATTTTTCCAAACTGTGGACGCTTCACACATTGACGCAGTATCAATTAATGGTAACATTGTTAACGGTGATTCCACTGTGGTGGTTAATGTAGGTGCAGGCACAGTAACAGCCAACCTAACAGGTGACGTTACAGGAAATGTAACAGGTGATTTGACAGGTAATTCAACAGGCACACACAAAGGCACAGTGAACGCTGATAATGGTGACTTAAGAATTGATGGTGCTTCAGACAGAATCACAAACGGTGTTTTAGACTTTGATGGAAGCCAAATAAATCTTTTGTCAGGCAACGGAATTCAAATAGGAACAAACAGTTCAGTACAAGGTGTTGGTTTAGAAATATTCAACACAGATCACACAGCCAGAAATTCACTTAGACTTTATTCAGATGACGGCAATGCCAACACATTCAACTCAATCGAAGCATATGTATCAAGAGGTTCTATTGTAACACCAACTGCAAACGTTGCAGACGATTCATTGTTCGGTTACGTACACTACGGACACGATGGATCACAATATGTACAATCAAGTTTCATAGTGGCAGGTGTTGATCCACAAGCAAGTGTGGGAGCAGGTGCTGTTCCAGGAAACATTGTGATGGGAACAACTCCAGACAACGGTGTAACCACCAACTTGGTTGTAATCAACAAAGATGGTAATTTTGGAATCGGTATTCTAAATCCTACCACAAAATTAGATGTAGATGGTGGCATAGCCGCCTCTGGTCCTATCAGTACAGGTATATACGCAGATGCGTCAGCAAGAGACACAGCACTGCCTACACCACAAAGAGGCAGTATTATCTTCCTAACAGGCACTGGTAAATTCCAAGGCAACACTGACGGCACAACATTGGGTTGGGTAGACCTAAACTAATCTAAATTATGATAGTCCGAATAACTGGACACACCAAAGGCATTGGTAAATGTTTATTTGATCATCTTATTCAAATGGGCCACGATGTGCAGGGCTTTTCCAGAAGCAATGGTTACAACATAAGTGATCCTGTATCTAGAAAGAATATCATAGAAGAATCCAAACAAGCAGACATTTTTATAAACAATGCCTGGCCAGATGGTGATTTGCCCATGAATAAACCAGAACAATTTGACGGACAAACTGAATTATTAAAATCCATGATTAATATTTGGGAAGGTAATAAAAGTAAAAAAATTTTAAATTTAAGTTCTAAAGCAAGTTTAAACAACCAAGATATCAATAGTTTTTTTGAATATTACAGTAAAGCCAAAAA